CCTCTCTGCTCAGTTCAGCGTACAATATGAAGATGGAACCTTCGGATTCCTGTTCTATAAGGATGAAGGAGTAACTTTCACACGTGTTAACTATAAGGAGAACAATAATGTTACCAGTAACTGTTAAAGGAATTATGTATAGGTCGATAGCTGAGGCATGGCGCACTACGTCCCCAGATACACTTAAACTTATCACTGTTAGACTGAGGTTACGGAACAAATGGGGTGTCGATGATGCATTTCTGACCCCTACGGTGCTCCCAGCAGAGCGTAGAATGAGTAAGAATCTAAGAAAGGGGCTTCCCATTCGTTAATATACTATAAGATACTGAAAAATAAGAGGAATAAAGTATCATGAAGTCAGAAATCATTCTGTTAGCAGGCTCTCTAGCACCCGGCGACACGATAAGAGAGATGTGTCCAAGGTGTGACGGCGGCAGTACACGAGAGAGAAGCTTATCTATTACACTTAGTGAAGACGGACAAGTACTTTGGCAATGCTTCCGTTCTAAGTGCCCAGAGAAAGGATACACTGGCCTTAAGAACACGACAAACTCTGGGTTAGTACAGAAGCCAAAGCCTAGAGCTGTGTTTGAGGGAAAGGTAGAGGCATTGAATGCTGCGCAGCTAGAGAGAATACGCGAGCTATGGGGTATTACTAACCCCCTGCATTGGTGGTGGACACCGGACCATGGGGGGCGTGTGGCCATGAGTATCAGGTCACCTAAGTACGTGCATCGGGGGTGGGTGCTGTGTGACATCTATGGTAGGTCTCGCATCAAGGCACTCACATACGTTGATCAGAACGAGGAGGGAATATCATGGTACAAGACAAAGATAGGCGCACCAACTATGGTAGTGGAGGATTTACCTTCCGCAATCAGGGCGAGTGGGTATGTGAATGCTGTGGCGCTGCTTGGGACGGGCATTGGCTTGACGAGAGCAGACGAAATCAACTTGTATGCCCCACGACCGATAGTCATTGCTCTGGATCAAGATGCCACGGCGGAAGCGTTCCGACTTGCTCATAAGTGGGCACTACTATGGGGTGACGTCAAGGTACTACCTCTCAAACAAGACCTAAAGAACATGGAGGAGGAGGCATTATGCAAGCTACTTACCAAATTGTGAGGGCAGAGAGTATAAAGAAGCTGGAGAAGTCAGTCAATGCATGGATAAAGCATGGATGGACCCCGACAGGAGGCCCTATGCGCACCGGCAGTGGATACGCACAGGCTATAGTAGCGTGAGCCATGTGTACGTAACATCTGACTGGCATATTGGTCATACCGGCGTACACGAGAAGTTTAGGACACAGTTTGTATCTTTACTAGATCACGACGATTACATACTTCGCCGAGCACGACAAAGTGTGACTAAGAAGGATGTTTTGATTGTGCTTGGTGATATTACATGGACTACAGCGGGCATACATAAGATCAAAGAAGCTGAGTTTCCTTGTAAGTTGATAATGGTAGGTGGTAATCACGACACCCTACCAGTAGAGGATTATCTCTATGTATTTGATGAGGTACGGGGAGTCTATGCTTATAAAAGATTCTGGCTAACCCACATGCCTGTGCATCCTAACGAGCTACTTGGGAGAACTAATGTCCATGGGCACTGCCATAGAGGTGGGCCGTGGGAGACACACGAAGAGAAAGGGTATTACAATGCTATACTTGAGTTTAACGACTACGCTCCAGTGGATATGCGACATGTGCATAAAGTCATACAGGAACGGACATGAGAGAGAAGCACGTACTAAGTTCATGTATCAAATCTAAGGAGGCATTCGATGCTGTACAAAAGCACGTTGAGACACAAGACTTATCGGAACAAGGATCGGTTGTCTGGGCAGGAATCTGCGAGTACTACGACACTGACCCCGGAGCAGCACGAGTGGATGATGAACTCCTCGGTGAATCTATTGCTCGGCAGGTATCCGCCGACAAGCACAAGGAGATGTTCAAGGGACTGGTTAAGGGTCTTGCACAATTTGACTCGTCACCGGCAAACGTAGTAGAGGACCTCATACAGACGAAGAGAGAGAGGATCGGTAACCAACTTGCGGCTGCCCTCCTAGCGGGCGACGAGGCTGCAACACTACTGGAGGAGTACAATGAAATACTGGATGCAAAAACGCTTGGAGATGACGAGCAAGAAGACGACACCCGACAAGGCTACAGCGTCCTCGACTTGGTTGCTACCGACTTTGATCGTGATAATCTTATTCGTATTTATCCTGAGTCGCTCAACGACAGGCTGGATGGGGGGGTAAAACCCGGCCACCACCTGATACTATTCGCCCGTCCAGAGATGGGCAAGACGATGTTCGTCATTGAGATGATGGCAGGCTTCGCACGACAAGGTCTAACCGTCCTGTACATAGGTAACGAGGACCCCATCGCAGACATCAACATGCGAGTCGTCAATCGTCTCAGTGGCATGACCAAGCTGGAGGTTATCAATGCCCCACAGAAGGCAGATGATGTAGCACGGGAGCATGGGTACGAACAGCTAATACTTAAGGGACTAGCTCCGGGCACATCACGAGAGATTACAAATCTCATTGAGTTCCACAAGCCGGATGTGCTGGTGTTGGATCAGCTTCGCAACCTCAACATGTTTCAGGACAACTACGTACTAGCACTTGAGTCAGCAGCAAAACAAGCACGACAATGGGCCAAACGATACTCTTGCGTGGTGGTAAGTGTAACACAGGCCGGTGACTCGGCGCAGGACAAAGCTGTACTGGACATGGGGGATGTGGACTTTTCCAACACTGGCATTCCGTCGCAGGCTGATGTGATGATTGGCCTCGGCGCTAACCCGAATCACCAAAAGAATGGGGAGATAGTCATAAGTCTCCCGAAGAATAAGGTAAGTGGCAAGCATGAATACTTTGCGGTAGCTATCGAACCTCATCTGAGTAAAGTAATGCCCCTAGGGTAATAAGAAACCGCGTCGTCAGACGTTATAATAGTAGAGGGAGAATAATATGCAACTAACTCCTCAAATGATTGCCTTCTGTGAGAAGCAGAAGTGGGACGAAGACCTACGACAAGAAGTGTACGTCAAGGTACTTGAATGTGACGTAGCTGCTACACACGATGGATGGTTGAGTACGATATACTCTAACCTCCTGACAGATAAACGTAGGGCCACTAAGCTCCATGCTGATCTTATCCAAGCTCACTACGACACAATAGTAAAGACGCTGGCACTGGATGGGACTAACGCAGACCCCATGGACATCAGGGACTCTGAGCAGCAGATAGAGGTTAGACTTAAAGATTTGAGTTATCTGCTCCGGGCTACTCTGGATTTGGTATTGATAGAGGGATACACGCCGGAGGAGCTAGCAGAACGGGAGGGTACAACAGCTAACGTAATCTACCAAAGAATACATCAAGCACGAAAACTCTTAAAAGGAGAATAATAATGAGTGAAGCACCACGATACGAAGCAGTAACGACACCGGCGGGTGTTGCTATCTACCCATGGATCACCAAGGCAGACACCGAGCACGTACCTACGGGTGTGTTTAAGGTGGACCTGAGTATCCCTGAGGAGCTAGCAGCGGATACTATCGCTAAGCTGGAGACGGTACGTGACGAGTTCATCGCTACACTCCCTCAGGCTAAGCAGGATGCGCTCACACCGCGTCCCGTCTACCTAGTGGAGTACACACGTCCGGACTACCCAGAAGACAGCACAGCGGAGCAGAGGAAGGCTCTGAGGGATGCCCATGAGGGTGTACCAACAGGTAATGTGCTACTGAGGTTCAAGCTTAAGGCTAAGGTAACCCCTAAGGACGGGGAAGCATTCGATCAAGCACCCGTGGTAGTTGACGCTACTACAGGTGAGAAGATCACCAAGCCTGTGTACGATGGCTCTGTTGTCCGCATCAAGGGGCAGGTTGTCCCGTACACGAGTGCAGCGAGTGGTATCGTTGGTGTTACCCTCCGCATGAAGGCAGTGCAGGTCATCGAGCTAGTCACTGGATCAGGTGGCGAGGCAGGATTCTGGACCGACTTCGAAGCCGAGTAATGACAAAGCTGGCGGGGTTACCCGCACATGTGAGTAACCCTGACCCAGCTATCTACTGGAGTGATAACTATGTTACACTTGACTTTGAAACGACTACAATCCTTAAAGGCTCTCCACTTGCTAGTGGAAATAGAATCGTTCTTGCCTGTTGGAACCAAGCAGGAGATATACGCGACGCCGGGGGGGATCGACAGGCCCTCTCTACACGTACTACTCACTCATGCTTCGCTAACGAGTACGGAATGGGTGAGCTTGTTCGAGCGTGTGAGCAAGCAGACTTCATCGTTGCCCATAACAGTAAGTTTGAGCTTGGGTGGCTTAAGCGTTGCGGTCTAGACCTACGGAAAGTAGTTGTCTATGACACTATGATCGGAGAGTACGTCCGCGGAGGTAACAGGTACAACATGGTACAGGTAGGCCTCAGCGCATGCCTCAAGAGGTATGGCCTAGCACCAAAGGAAGATTTGATAGGTACAATGCTCAAGATGGGGATAGACACGGCAGACATGCCTGAGTCATGGCTCCTGAGTTACTGTAAAAGGGACATAGCTGCTACACACGAGTTGTTCCTTAAACAGAGAGAGATACTTAAGAGCAGGAAGCTGATCCACCTGCAGTACCAGAGGTGCTTGGTAACGCCCGCACTCACGGACATGGAGTTCCAAGGTATGCAGCTAGACTCTAAGATGGTAATGGATGCTATCAAGGACACCGAGGATCAGTACGCTAAGAAGACTGAGGAATTACAGAGGTACATGGATGGTGTACCTCCAACAGCTACCAAACAGAAGAGTGAGTATGTATATGGGGTGTTGAAGTTCAGGCCTCCAAGAGACTACCGGGGTAAGCTTATGCTGACCAAGTCGGGTACGCCTAGCGTTGCGGCTGATGTGTTGAGTAAGCTTACGGCTAAGACAGACCGGCAGCGGGAGTGGCTGAAGCTTCATAAAGAGTGGGCTGCGTTACACAGCGATGTGACAAAGTACTTACGCAAGTTTGAACTGTGCTGCAACGAAGCAGATGGTCTACTGCAGGCTGTGTTTAATCAATGCGTAGCGCGGACCCACCGCCTCACCAGCTCTGGCTTTGAATTCAAGGTACAGTTCCAGAACCTTAACCGTGCTTTCAAGCCTACCTTCTGCGCAAGGAACGAGGGGTGGTTGGTTGGAGAGGCTGATGGTGCGCAGCTAGAGTTCCGCATCGCAGCACACATGGGTAGGGACAAGCAGGCACTGTACGATATCACGCACGGCGTGGATGTACATAAGTTTAGCGCAGCTACTCTGCTGGAGATACCAGAGGAGGAAGTCAATGGAGACCAAAGGCAAGACGCCAAACCGGAGACCTTCAAACCCCTTTACGGAGGGAAGTCAGGGACCCCGGCACAACAGAGATACTACCAAGCGTTCGCAGAGAAGTACCACCAGATCGCCCGAACGCAGAAAGGTTGGACGCACAAAGTCTTAGACGACAAGACACTACGGACCGAGTACGGTATGATATTCCACTGGCCGGGGTGCAGGATGACAGAGCGAGGGTACATCCTGTTCACCACGAACATATATAACTACCCTGTTCAGGGGTTCGCAACGGCTGAGATTATACCCATCGCCCTAGTGTGTGCGTGGCATCGGATGGCAGATATGCAGAGCTTCTTGGTGAACACTGTACACGATAGTATTGTCGCTGAGATACATCCCGAGGAGGTAGAGTTATGGCACGAGATAGGACGGCAATGTCTGATAAAGGACTGTTATATCCTACTGGAGAAGCTATACAATATCCGACTGACGGTTCCCCTTGGAGCTGGTGTTACGGTAGGCTCACATTGGGCGAACAAGGAAGCAAAGAGAAACGAGGTGACGTACGAAGCACCGGAGTCCCTGTACGTGGACATAGCTAAGGAGGCAGGAATGTTATGAGAACACTTAGGTTTGGAGGCAGACAATGAGTACAGAAGTAGCAGGCGTGGTCCATAGCTTACATGAGAAGGACTGGAACGGTACTATGCTCTACAGCTTTAAGCTGGAGGGTGTGGAGAGGTTCTGGCGGCTCGGGCAGAAGGTGCCTGAGTTCAAGATAGGTGACAGCATCACGTTCACGGAGCGCAACAGCAACGTGGACTGGGGTAGCATCAAGCCTATTGCTAAGGAAGATGTGGTTGTAGTAAGGCCGGGTAGCATGCTGCCGCCAGCTCCCGACGTAGGCAAGCGCATACAACACCAAGCTGCCCGCGCAGATGCTACCCGTCTGGTTGTGGCCGCACTACACACAGATGCGCTACCATGGACAGCGGTACAGCAGAAGAATAAGAGCAAGAAGATTGACCTGTTGTTGGGGTACATTAAGCAGGTCACCGAGCAAATGCTAGAGGAGGAGGAAGCGGCATGAGTAGGAGTACGGTAGTAATCGAACTAGCTAACCTTGCGTCACAGGGCAAGTACAACGTCACCCCTGTCGAGGCAATACGTATGAACAAACTGTTTGAGGAAGTAGCCAAGGTAATCAATGAGCTGGAGACCGAAGAGGCTACAGCTAAGGAGAGCACTGATGGAGAATAAACTAGCTATCATTAACGAAGGGCTGACATACTACGTGATCGAGCCCGTGTCCAAGTGTATGCAGGAAGACGGTAACTTCCAGTCAAATAAGGATGGTACTATCTGCGGGTACGGGGTACGCAACAAGGCTACCGGTATCGTAGAGCACAGCACGGTCATGCTCCCTGTTGCTATCTTTCAAGCTGACTATCTAGACAAGTCTCTGGTAAGTCTGTTTGATAGCCCCGCAATCGAGGTAGACGTAGAAGGTGGCTCCACTGATGATGTGATCCTGCCTGATGAACCAGTCATAAACTAATGTACGGGCTACTCGATGGTGATATTGTTCTGTTCCGTTGTGCTTTTGCGGCGGAGAGGACCCGGTGGCACCTAGCGTGGACGCCTGTGTTCGAGAGAGCCCCTGATGGTGAGGCTAAGCTCTTCCAAGGAGAGTTTCGTGACCACGAGGACTTCGAGTTCAAGCGTGAGTGCACAGATCGTCTGGACGAGGTGTGTCCGGGCATCATGTCCCGAGTGGAGGGTGAGGACTACAAGATATGGCCTGAGGTACAGCTAGAGCCACTGGAGCACGCACTGCAGAACGTACGGACTCTAATCAAGAGACTGTGCGACGAGTGCCAGATCAATCCATTCGAGTTGAAAGTATACTTCAGTGACAGCCCCACGTTTAGGCACAAGCTAGCCAAGACTAAGCCATACAAAGGTAACCGTAAGAAGGACCACAGGCCCACGTACGAGGAGAAGATCAAAGCCTACATGAAGGAGAAGTACGACTGTTACACCGGGGTAGACGAGGAGGCTGATGACCTACTGGGTATCAACGCCACCAAGTACGGACCACACGGTGCGGTCATCATCTCTCTGGATAAGGACCTCGATCAGATACCGGGGCTCAAGTATAACTGGCTCCACAACGTGCATTACGATGTGACACCGGAGCAGGCCATGTATAACTTCCACATGCAGCTATTAATGGGGGACAACACGGATAACATCCCCGGTCTTCCCGGCATAGGTAAAGGCAAGGCAGCCAAAGCCTTACATGGTATGGAGACACCAGAGGAGCAGATACAGGAGTGTGCCCGCATGTATCAGATACACTCTGGCAAGAAAGACTGGCAGAAGTACATGAGGGAGCAGGGAAGGCTCGTGTGGATACGGAGAGAGGCTGGGGAGCTGTGGGACTTTGAGGAAGTAGAAGAGAATGAGTGGACTGTGGGCGAGTTAACACTGGAGGTAGACTAATGAAGATTTACTTGAGCGGACCCATGAGCGGTGCTAAAGACCTCAACTACCCCGCGTTCCACGAGGGAGCAGCCATCTTGCGCGAGCAAGGCTACGAGGTCATCAACCCAGCCGAGGACGATGAACCTGATAACACATGGGGACAGAACCTTGGAGCTGACGTCACTATCATAGCTGATGAAGTGGATGGAGTGGTAGTGCTACCCGGCTGGCATAAGTCACGGGGGGCACGACTGGAGGCATACACCGCACTCTGCTGCAACAAGCCTGTCTTCGACCTGCAAGGCATGGAGTTATACAAGAAACGATGGATTATGGAGGTACTAACCAATGAAAGTTAAAGCATACTTCAATAGACTAAAGCCGTTCTATCTGCTCGGTGCTAATGAGGCACTGGACGAGATAGGATTCGATGCCTACCCAGTAGAGGTAGACGATGTTACACTGGCTAACGTGCGCTCAGTACGTCGGCTGGTAGAGAAGATGGAAGCTCTGTTCCTAGAGAGTGGTGCACCTGAGGACTTCGCGCAAGCTGAAGCTGATGTGCTGGAGGCAGAGGTGCGACGCATCTTTAAGACACGAGCACAGGACAACATCAATGGCTAACAACAAGCTGACACCACAACAAGACATAGCTACACGACAGTTCTTCGTGCTGGTGGCACAGCGTGCGGAGCATGACCCTAGTGAGCTAGCTATAGCTGCCCGTATCTGTTTGAGTCTCCTCAACTATGAGGTAACAGCAAACGGTAGGTTTATAGAGAAGGGGAGTACTGTTCCCGGAGTGTACGGCACACATCCCGATGAACTCGGAGGTGCATGTGAGTGGCTCGATGATTACAAGAGAGCTATCAAACAAGGAGGTAAGGATGCAAGACTTAACAATAAGGATTCCTTTACGCCCGGTAGCGGCGAGTCGCCCAAGGATACCAAGGTATGGTAAGCCGTACTTCCCCAAGACATATAAGAAGTGGCGCGATGACGCCCACAGGGAGGTAGCAGAATGGACAGGAAAGCCAATAGATTTTCCCGTGACAGTGATGGTAATGTTCGCGATACCGAGGGCACGTACCTCAAAGTTAGTAGTCCCTCTGGGGGACGGAGACAACTTCGAGAAGGGTCTCTACGATCTGTTACAGAGGAAGAAGTACTTATTGGACGACAAGTGGATTACGACGGGCACATGGCGCAAGAGGTTCCTCCCTTTCGGAGAGGATGGGTACTGTCTGATAACGCTGAGTGAGGAGACTGAGGAGATAGACTTATGAACACGCTATATAATCAACTTCAGCAGTACCGTGAAAGTGATGAGTGTAAGTACTGTGGTACGCACACATTCAATCCGCAATGCGCTGCGTGTGCCGGGGACAGAGCCGCAATACTCAGGCCGCTTCTGGGAATCCCAACACAGCAAGAAGAGTATGATAAGTTGCGCAAGGAGACTCCTCTCTTCTCTGGTGTGAGGGCCTACTTCCCTGATGCATTGGAGGCCGTTGCACGAGTATCCTTTATAGGTAACGAACAACATAACCCCGGCACTGCACTACACTGGGACAGGTCTAAGTCTAAGCAGGAGTATGACTCCGCAGACCGGCATCTTAATGACAGGGCTAAGGGGATAGAGTTTGATACAGACGGGCAGCGGCACATGGCAAAGGCAGCATGGAGGTGCCTAGCCGCGCTACAGAAGGAGATAGAGAATGAGCGCACTGACGAGGGCTGATCTACTGTGGTTACTCACCTTCGTAAGCAACTACGAGTATGTACTGGATGCCTACCCGGAGCTGTTCTCCGAAGAGGACATAGATGACATCAAAGTAGTGAGACAACTACTAACAGAAAAGCTAGAGGAGAAGATACATGGCTACTGATAGACCCTTAATATTACTTACGTGGCGTGACGCGTGGTGTGGGCAGGCTGCATACGATCCTGACCATGCATATACAAGTCTAGAGACCCAAGACATAGGATGGCTTGTAGAAGAGAACGATGACGGTGTGGTGCTGTGCTCATCTCGCTGTGCGAGTAACAACATATACCGCAGTGAGTGCTTCGTTCCGTGGGGTATGATAGTACGAATGGAGGAACTAACATGAGTGACATGAGAATACTTACGCTGGACATTGAGACCAGCCCTAACCTTGGGTACTTCTGGGGACTGTTCAATCAGTTCATCCCCATTGACTTCATAGTAGAGCCCACGTACATGATGTCGTGGTCCGCTAAGTGGCTAGGTAAGAAGAAGGTATACTACAAGTCATGCAAGGACGATGGGTTCCTGCAGGACATCTGGGACATGATCGACAAGGCTGACGCTGTTGTACACTACAACGGTACGTCCTTCGATATGAAGCACCTCAACCGTGAGTTCGTAGAGGCTGATATGCTGCCCCCACTGACCCCGAAGAACATAGACCTACTGAAGACCGTGAAGGAACGCTTCAAGTTCCCGAGCAACAAGCTGGACTATGTATCTGGTAGGCTACTGGGCGTTAAGAAGCTTGAGCACCAAGGCTTAGACCTATGGCTCGGCTGCTTGCGCGACGAGGAAGCATGGTGGAACGTCATGAAGAAGTATAACAAGCAGGACGTTCGTATAACAGAGATGCTCTACCTCAAGATACGTGGCTGGATCAAAGGACACCCTAATCATGGTCTGTATGTAGATGACCAAGAGGCTCCGATGTGTCGTGCATGTGGCTCCGAGAACGTAGGCACACGTGGTTGGCAACGGCTGAACGTGCAGAGCTACATGAGGTATCGTTGTGCTGACTGTGGTTGGCAGGGCCGCGGACGCAAGCGCATGCAGGGCGGCATTAAGAAGGCCAAGCAGGTACTAGTATGAATGAGACAGAAGCATTAGCTATCATGCAGTCAGACATGAAGCTCTGGGAGACCGCAGCGACACAGGACATAGGTGATGGGGTAGTAATAAAGACCCTCACCTTACCGTGGGGTATCGGTGATACAGAGATTCGTATGGAGGGATTGACAGATGCCATCAAAAAGAGAGGAGCAGTCGAACAATACGGAAACTACATCAGAAGCCTCATCGAAGACCAAATTGATGACGAAGCCATTGAAGCAAGAGCTAAGCAAGCTGCTGCGCGAGCTGAACAAGGAGATAGTGAGGGCGGCGGGTCAGTCAGCACCGGAGGGACACGTAATACCGTGGCCTCAGATACGGTCAATGCTGCGAGCACAGCACCAGCATACTCGGAAGATGTTGGGGGAGTTATCGAGTTCGGAGCAGCTCTTATTGCTCAACGAGCTACGCTCCGCGACCGTGTCGGACGAGCCGAAGCTAATCTTGCCACGTGGCGTAGAGAACTCAGAGCACTAGACGCAGCGTGTGCTGCACTGGAGGACGATGATGCACCCACGGATAGCAAAGCGCCGCAAACTAGTGCGGCGCGAGAGGTGGTTGAGGGGGAGTAAAGACTTAGAGCTTACGCCTCCAGAGGCGGATGCCAAAGGTGGCAGAGTAGATCATCATGATAAGCCATCGGTACCATTCTGGGGTGTTAGCGAGGTGTTCAAATCCCTTCATAATATAGACCTCAAAGCCGGGAACGAACACGAGGACCATGGGGACAGTGAGGACGACGATAACTAGTTCGTCCTTCCACCCCGAGTTCCTGATGCTCTCTACTTCCCACTCGTGGTCTCTACCCTCTGACTCTGAAGCCCTCCTCGTGAGGGCTTCTTGCCATGCGATCTTACCCTTAAGCTTGGCCATAACAGCCTCGTGCTTAAGGGATTGCTTCTGCAAGTATACATCAGCAGCCTTCTCGCTGAATGTACCTAGTAGGTTACTTATGAGTGTTGCCCACATTATACTTCCTCCCACTTATTGACCATGCCCCAAGGTATGAACATCTTGGCGGCTACTCCATCCTCTTTCTTAGCGTACACATCTGTAGCCAGTACAATACCGTGCTGGTTCTTTGCTATATAGAACCCAACCGTAGTGCGGTATACCGGTGTGGTCTCCTTAGCGTCCTTGATATCAAAGTCATCTGTATCAATGAATGCGTCACCCCACTCGACTACTACGATGACGGGACGGGACATGAGTATCCTGCTGCTATTCTTTCGTTCCATTCGCCGCCACTGACTGCACGTGCGAGCTTCTCTCCATCACACCGAGGTAGCCCGAGGTCTAGCCAGTATATGACATAATGCACTGTCTCATGTACTACTATGGCCGCAAAGTCCTCGACGTTAGGGCTAACAAAGATAATTATATCTCCATGCCTAAATAGTCCTAGTATCCCCTCTCCATACCCTAAATCATTAAGAATACCAGAGGTCACTATGTAAGGAGCGTCAAGCTCACTACAGTCTACCTCTATACCCTGCCTGCGCTCCATGTCCGCACAGATAATCTCTAGTGATGGTTGTCCTAGTTGTATTGGGGGTTGGATAGCTGTCGGTGTGCTGGCCCCTGTAGCTAGGGATAGACAAGCAAGTAATGCTAGCTTAAGCATCTACAATCTCCAAGTGGAATAGGTCATCGAAGTCTTGATCAGTCAGGTCACCGTCCCCATCCCAGTCACCTCCCCATCGTATCTTTATGTTCATGTCTGCTGCTATCTCGTAGGCTCTACCAGCTATGTACCCTAGCGCACCCCACAGCTTAGTCTCTGTATCTGGGTACGGGTAAGGCTGGAAGTCTACCGCTAGGCTAGGCAGTTTGTTGTGCTTGCTGTCTGGCCAGCGTAAGGTAGAAACACCTATCTCAAAGTACCCATTCTGCTCTGCACAGTCTCGGTGCCCAGAGGTCAGTGAGATGTCCGCTACTTCATTTCTAACACGTGTTAAAAGTATCTGAAGGCGAGGGTCTAGTTGGTTATGTACCAGTAGGCTCTTACGTCCCCACGTTCTACTCATGGGTTACGGATTGCTGTAGCATTAGCTGTGCCACCTTCATGATCAAGGTCCTCCAGAGAGAGCTTGTACATCACATAGTCAGCGACTGCTTTCCTGTGTGCTGGGTTATTAGCATCAAACTCCTCACCCTTATTACCTGACTGTTCTCCCGGTATCCAGTTCTTTATGTCCATCGGGAATAAGTCCCATCCCCCAAGGTCTTGTACCACCCTAGCTGCAGCAGAGGACTCAAGTCTATGCACCCTAATAGATGCGAACAACTTTAAGGCTTCTGGATCAGTTACTAGTTCACTGGCTTTGGCTGCGCCACCTCGTACTTGTTTCCTCCGAGCTGCCGTGAAGAAGCGCTGTGCTCGGGACAGCGGGCCAAAGATAACACGTGTAAGTGCTAGCCCTGCGGGGTTCATATCAGTTCCTGTACCCACAACCATCCTACGATCCGTACGTCTCTGCAATGTGTTGCGGATTACCTTAAGATTACGTATCCACTCGGTAGCTTCAGCAGGCCATATATTTCGTATGACACCATCCCCATTCTCTGGTGCCACAACCTTAATCCATTTGTTAAATGCCTCTACGTTAGCTCCCTTAGACATACGTAAAAGATCACCCTCCATCTCTTCCACAACTATGTTACGGACAGAGTTACCGAGCTGCCCTCGGGGCACTCCGGGTACATTATCCAACAGCTTGAATAGTTGACGCTGCTCCTTACCTGTGAGACTCTGTACTTGGTTCCATAGTCTGCGTTGGTTCTCCTCTTTGAGTAAGGAGACTGCGCCTATGTCTATGTCAATAACACGGTTAATCTCTGCGCCGATGGTGTCCATCATTGCTTTCTGGCGCTCCACAACAGCATGTATGCCGCCCGGTCGTCTGATGGTAAGCATGTCATCTGCATCAAAGAACTTACGGAGAGTACCTGAGGTCTCTCCAATCCACTCCTCAAACAAGTCCTGATCTACGACCGTCTGACCCCTCTTGTTCTTGACGAACACAGCACGCTCGTAGTCTGCTAATATAGCTTCCTTAAACCGCTGCTTGATCAGGGGGTTAGCTGATGTATCAGCCACGATAGCGTCTAGTTCATCCTTGCCGGGCTCACGGAGAAACCGAGAGAACTCTGCTTGTTCTTCTGTCTTCTTTATGCGACCAAGATCATCTCTCTTAGGCAGTAGTCTAGGACCACCAGCCTTAGTTCGTGCTTTAGTGTAGTGGTCTAACAGACTCTCTGTGTAGCTGCGAGGTTGGATCACCTCAAAAACAGGACCATCTGCGAGGAGATGCCCAGTCTCTGGGTCTCGTGCAGCGTCTGGGTGCTGTCTTATTGTGATGTTATCTTCCTTCCCCAGCTTACGCCACATGCGTTCGGCTGCGGGTGACACATCGGCATCAGACACCAGCCGTGAGCCATAAGACTTGGCTTCGTCATGAGCACTCTTATATAGCTCATAGCCGATGCCTGTGTCTGTCATGTCTATATCTTCGTCCACTAGTCGGGAGGTTTTTACCTTCCACACGGGGCCATTAGGCTCTACGTGTACGCCAAAGCTTGCGGGAACATCACTACGAACCACACCGTCCTCTCCCACAACACCACGAGGGGAGAAGTGTACCACTCCATCCTGTGTCTGTGCTACGGAGACTCTACCTGCGCGTCCTAGTGCGTCGTTAGCGGCTACTATTACGTTCTCTCTAGAGAGTGTTCCGTAAACATTATCATTACCGCGCCACACCTTCTCTATGAAGCGGCGTAAGCTCCGCTTACCTTGTGCCTCTATGACCTTGAATCTGTCGCGTATCTTAGTGGATGCATTAGCCAGTGCTGTGTTCTCTCTGCTAATGACTTCTATACTATGACTAGCTGTACCTGCGGTAACAGGCATTGCTTCGTGCCCAAGTACGTCTTTCATAATGCGCATGTCTTCTTGGGTTTCTCTGATGTTCCGGTTAGCTACGTCAACAGTCTCTGGGTCTGTAAAGACACCCTCACGGCCCTGAGTCTTAGCACCAAAGTCTTGTATAGTGTGAGAAGCTGTGCGGAGTATCTTAGCGCCCAGCTCTCCTGCCACAGTAGCAAAAGCTTCTAGTGCAGTTGCGCGTATTCCAGCATCAATACCTTCATCCCATGTTGGGTGTGTGCCATTTCGTACCCACGTGATAGCAGCCTCAGTGAACCACCCAAGCTCCCTACCAACGAGACCCCCAACAAATCCTGTAGCTGCGGCGCGAGCATTAGGTCCTTTACGACCTAGCGTGAACAGCTTACCAGCAAGCTTAGTCTTACCTCTAGGCGTGAGTAACACGCCACCCACGCTACCCGACAAAGAGAATATCTCCTCTGGGTCCATCATATCCCCAATGTCTCCTAGCTCTAGGCCAGTACCTTCCATTGTGGTGTACCGCCATTTGCCGGGCTCTTCCTTGTCTGGCTGCAAGAACAACCATTCTTGGAGGAGTTGATCGTACATGAAAGGACTATCTTTTAAGTCCTCTGGGAGTTGATCGCGGTAGGTGTCTATGAAGTTACGTAACTCGTCTCCCTGCTGCCTCTGTGTCGGTGATGTGGCTATAAGCATGCGAGTCTTAAAAGGACCGCCACTGGTCATGTCCACACCCTCGCTAGCGCGCTGCGCCATCATACGGTCAGGGTGATCTGGACGTAGATTATCTAGTGCAGGGAATGTCTCAGGAAAATCAGCACCAGTAAACGACGGACGCATAACCGTCGTACCGGCGTCATCAATACGTTGTATGCCTGTCTTAGTTGGACTAGTGGCTAGAGAAGAAACAGCTTGTTCCTCACTGGCTTCTTTGGGGTGTACGTCGCGCCAGTCTCGTAGAAGATTCATACGACGAGCCCAATCAACATCTGTCATGCTCTCACGAGCACCGGGCTCAGACATTATCTGGTGAAGTCGTTGTGCTTCTTCCTCATTAGATAGATCACGCCGCGCTATCTTCGCACGTTCTTCTGCTAACTCCTCTTCTGGGAGTCCTAGCTCCCTAGCTGCTTGGTTACCAATATCCATAGCTAGCTGTGGGTTCTTCTTTAACGCATCTAGTGTTACTCCGGGTGGAGTAATATGCGCAGGAGGGCCTCCCGTAAAGGGCTCCGCCATCTGTGCTCTAATGCGATCTGACTCTGTGGTCATTAAAAGTTCTCTAAGAATGTAGCATCATCTTCTGGCCCACGCTCCGCCCCCGGCTGTAGATCAGCGTCAATAGGAGACTCAAACGTAGCCCTACCAGTGGTGTCATCAATCTTGAACTGATGTTTCTCTCGGAGGTCCTTAAGGTCCTGTCGGTACTGTATTAGTCCTTTATTGCCAATGAAAGCCTCAAAGACCTCTCGCTTAGTCATACCCGCTGGTACAGGAAAGTTCTCAAACTCAACTGCGCCATAGTAGATGTCTAGCTCGGTCTCTAGGGTAGCAGCACTATCATGGAGCATCTCAGCAAAACGTCTCATCATAAGAGCAGGGTTGGCTGTAGTACCACCTAGTCGCTTAGCTGCATTGATAATGTCATTATCTGACAGACCACGGTTGCTGGGCTCTGCTAGACGGGCAGCCATGTACATTAACTCCATGATCTGAGCCCTGTAGTTTTGGGCTGCTGCTGCATTCTGTTCTATCTCGGGTGGTAGGGTTATAAAGTCCCATACAGCGTGGTCTGGGTCTGCTGCTACGCCATCTGCGCTAGTCCAGAAGTCTATTCCTGACCACGTACCACTAGTGCCGTCTGCATTCTCTCTAACAGCTTGTGGGCTTGAGTCTTTAGCTCGTCCCACACCAACCACAGAGCCCGCAGTCTTTAAGATACCTTTTGCATTACGAGTTATCTGTGATAGTGCTGTGGAGACGTCACCAGAAGTACTCATGACTTGGTCTATGTTATCCATTATGTCAAGATCAATTATAGTATCCATAACACGGCCCATCTTGCGCGCAGACTCTACGCCTGTGCTTACTAGTCCCCGCAGCTTCTCTATCTCTTTAGAGCTTGTGTTGCGGGCTATGGCCGTGCCAATAGTCTCTACTCTAGGCGTACTGCCTGCTAGTGTTCGTTCATGCTTCTTGAACTTACCTGTGGGCACAAACTGTATGTTATTATTATCATCAGTATACTCAACACCTATTGTATTATCTCTACGAGCCCATTGTGCTGTGCGGGCTTTATCCTCACCATCAAGTACAACCTCTACCGTACCCTCTTCTATGGCCTGTGCCTGTGCACTCTGTGTGGTGGCTTTAAGCTTATCGTCTTGTAGTTTCTCTCTCTTGAGTGAGGCTATCTTAGTTAGGGCTGCGGCCTGAGCAGTGGCATTACCATCTTTCTGTGCCTGCTCTGCTACGAACTCAGCCACCTTAATCTGAGACTCTATCTTAGAGAGGTCCCCGAAGTCTTGCTCCGTTATAGCCTTCCTAATCTTCCGTCTGCTCTGTACCTCTTTAGCACCGCCTGCGATGCCCGCGCCCCGTGCGATGATAGCATCATCTACGTTCTGTACCCCTTGATGGAAGCTGAACTCACCCTCTCCCTTAGCGCCCCTGACAGCCTCAAAGAGACCACGAGCGGCACGACCTGTACCTCGCCCTAGCTCCTGTCCAATGGCTGCAAACTGCCCCGCCTCCGTCTGGTTAGTGCGGATACCTTGTCCCATACCAGCCTGATGAGCCTGAGCCTCGTTAATAGCACCCAGACCTAGCTGATCCAGTAGTCCTGTTAGTTCTTGTGGGTTAGTAGTAGCCATATCTTATTTCCCGAAGTCCATGCCGCCAAACATACCACCCAGACCACTAAAGAAACCACCCGTCTGTGCTGACTGGTTGCTGCCTAGCTGTCCTATGGGCTGTGCAAAGCCTGACTGTGCGCCTATGCGATTAGCGTCAGCGTTAAGTAGGCCAAGCATCATGTTCTGTAAGAATTGGTTTTGTGCAAGGTTAGCTTGCTGTGACTGTAGACCAAGTCCGAACTGGCTCTGTTGTGTGTCTCTGCCAAGGCCGAACAAGCCCATAGCGTTGCCTAGCCTAGTCTGTCCGGCTGTCTGGTTCTGCTGGAGGGACTGTAGCTGTTGCTGGAAGCCTTGCCCCTCTCCTGCAAACCCTTGTCCGATCTGCTGCTGCCCGAGGTTACCGAAGAACTGTTGCTGTTGCTGTCCTAGCTGTTGTGCTCCTAGCACCCGGTTCTGATCTGCTCGGAAGAGGGAGTCTGCGAATGCCGCACCCCTACGACCTGAGCCTGTCGTGGCACCTAGAGTCTTACCGAACTCCGAGTCAAAGAAGTTGTTACGCATGTCCGTCTCAAACGGCTCTGCTAGTGCCCGCGAAGCGGACAGGTTCTGCGCGACGAGACCTGACACATCCCCAGCCCTGCCGAGGTTAGCATTACCTTGGCTGAACATGTTGTTGACCTGCCCACCAAAGTCACCAAACGCATTAGGCGATTGGAAGACTTGGTTACCGCCCTGTGCTTGCCCGAAGGCCGAACCGAGGTCATTGGACTGGAACGTACCTAAGAAGGTTGGGTCATTGAATAACCCACCCTGCAGTAGTTGTCCGCCCTGACTACCCAAGAGTTCTCGGAACTGTTGAGAGTTCGGGTCTTCTGTAGCTCTGAAGACTGACGAATCGGGTCTTTGCCGATTTTCGAAGCTACCGAATGCACCCTCTCCAAAGGCATTACCACCCCTACTCATGTTACGTAGTCTACGTGTGGTCTGGTCTAGTTGACCACTGGCAGCGTGTTGCCCGTAAAGGGATATTGCTGCTTGTATTGCTGCTGCCCAACCTGACATAGTATTATCTCCAGTACTTAGATTGTATATTCATTGTGTCGAATAGCTCTGCTCGATGTGGTAGGTACTTCAGGCCTAAGTAGTCATGTATCTGCCACAGGTCTATATTGTAGAAGTCTACGTGTAGTCCACCAAAATGATCTAGCCTAGTGTTAAGCTCTTCCAGTCTCTCTCGGAGGGCAGCTCCGGTGGGCTCACCAATGATATCGAGACTACGTTCTACTTCATCTATGTCTCGATGTATCACTATAATGCGATCAGGCGCGAAGTCTGTCACCCATGGCAGCTCCACTCCTGCCTCGCTGTTCCCAATGTTCTTTACATCCAACTCCATGTCGCTGTTGTGGAAGCTAGCTTCGTGGTAGCACAGCGTGTCCTCTGTGGTGAAGTACGACGCAAACCACGCAGTGCGTGATCTAGGCAGCCCCGTTATAAGGAACTTCATTTCAATGCGTCTACTTTAGTCTCAACTACCGCTAAGCGTTCTCCGTGCTTCTGTTGCGTGTCTGTTAGGTGGTCCATCTTAGTGTCGATAGACTTTACCTTCTCACGTGTGCCGTTGAGAGCTTGGCGTGTGCCCCCGTAAGCTGCAGCGATAGTTAGGGCTGGTACTGCCCATTGAACTATTGTGATGTAATCCATACTATACCGCCTCGTAATCTGCTGTGAAGGTATACTGGGTGGAGGCACGAGTTGATCCTCCAATACGTATCTCAAAGTCACAGGTGAAACTATAGTCACCCAAATCTGTTGAGTTATTATCTCTGCACGACCACTCTCTGTCTGATCCTAAATCAATCCACGTGTCCTCACTAGCTGCTGACACGAAGTTGAATCCAGCCAGCCCACCCGTAGCTGTTACATTAGTAACCCGTACATCGTAGTTAACACTGGCCTTGACCAGAGGTATAATCCAGTCTGTGGCGCTGTCTATCTGGGTGTAGACCCCAGCCTCTCTCTTGTCCACTGTGCCGTCTGCATTGAACCGGATACCGGCAATGGCTGCCTGTGCGGACTGGCTGTCGCCTATGCCCTCACCTGACAGGGTAACCGTGCCGATAGGAGTGCTTAGGATAGGCGCTAGTAGACCGAGCAACATTACACAATGTCCCCAACTAGGGTCCACTGATCAGTGGCGATCTTAACAGCAATAGCACTGCCACCCTTAAGGATGGTATGTGTGCTCTCTCCCGCACCAGTCTCCGCTGTGTCTCGTAAGAAGGAGCTGATGAGACCCGTAGAGGAGATAGCTACCTTGAGGTTGTATGAGCCACCAAAGCCATCACGGTCGTTGATAACGATGATGGTACCAATCTTGAAGGCTACTACAGCGTTCAGGGGTATGGTGAATGTCTTGTCTGCTATTGCTAGTCCTGTGAGCACCTGCATGGTGTTGGCATCAGTTATTGCAAAGGTCTGGCTAGCGTTAGCCGTCTCAATGACGTCAATACCTGCCTCGTCGATAGGCATGACCTTGATCACACCACCATCGTTCATCATGATGCCGTCTGCTGACTGGTCGAGGTCCTCGATGCTCATGGTGGTCACACCAGAGACATCGGCTCCATCTAGAGCAGTCGCAAGGTCATAAGATAAGGTAGTAGCACTGATGCTGAGGTTGGTGCCTAGCTGCAGCCATGCAAGCGCCGCGCCGCCAACGTCATCCCAAAACATTATACGATCAGCACCGGGGTCTGTCAGGGCCTCTAAGCCAAGGTGACTTAGAAGAACCTCCGTCCCCGTGATAGCCAAGCCAGTGCCCGCTGTGAAGAAGATAACATTAGCATCTGCTGCTGCGCCGTAGTCCCAGCCGAGTAGACCATCTGCGACGGGGGCAGCCAGTGCTTGTAGCTCACCTACTACACCACCGTTGTCATCAGACCAGAAGGCCAGACTCTTAGGTGCGAGCAGCTTGGTTGTGAGGCTCTCGCCCTCAGCAGCCGCTTGGTCGGCTAGATCATCAGAGTCGTACTTGGAGTTAACCGCCGTCAGCACAGCGTTAAACTCTGTGTCGAAGTGGGCTCCTACTACTCTCTTGTTTGCGTCACCCGTAGAGCGACCGTCACGGTCTGCCCAGTGGGTAGCACCATCATTCTGTCTTGCGTAATCCGACATTAGGCTATCCTTCCTATCTTGGCGTAGAGGTTGAGTTGCTGAAGTGCAAAGTTGCCACTAGACGTACTGAGGCTACATCCCACCTTAATATATTGTCCACCACCCTTGCCCGGTATAGTCATCTCTTGTAGGGAGACACCTCCACCGAACTCCGTCTCTCCTTGAGTGATATCATCTGGGTTATTGTACCCTATGAAGGAGGCATTAGTTTCATGTGTAAACTCAGAGCCGTTCTGCGTGCTACTACCAAACTCAGCGGAAATGGCTCCTGCTGCAGCAACAGTTGTGCTCAGGGCATTGGAGTTGAAGTCATAGAAGAGATTAAACACAACGCTTGTGTCTGCGCCCACAAACATAAAGCTTGTAAGCCTCTTCACAAACTTAAGGTACTGGTTCTGTTCTCCAAAGTCTAACCACCCAGATTGATATGCAAAGTCATAGGCGGTGCCGTCGTCGGAGAAGCCAGAGTGTTTCATAATCTCACCGACGGTGCCGGTAAGCGACCCGTACAACTCCTGATCACTTGAGAAATACTCTACCGTTTGTAGTGAGGTACTCCACTCTGTGGCTCGAAAGGAACCATCCTCAAGCTGTCCCTTTGTGTCGAAGCATACTACCTTGTTATTCTGAGGAAACACACACACCACAAAGTCTTCTTTAGGAGAGTATGCTAATGTGATATCGTTATTATCCGACTCATTAGCTAGGTGTGACAGCACGCTGGACTGTACGTTCTTTGAGGCATTCTGCGTGGGTGTGGTCTTGTTCTGCATAACACGGCTCAGTGTCTGCATGCCCGCGTAACTCAGGAACCACAGGTCACCCTTAGCTCTGGTCACCGCAAACTGAGAGACACACCCTATGCCGGGTATGGTATCTGATATGTAGATGTTGAGTGGGTTGAGGCCCACATCAGAGCCTGCTCCATCTGTCCACACAACGGTGTTGTGCCGCCCGAAGATAACTAGGTCACCTGCGAACTCTTCAATAGCTGTGACTACGTCCTGACCCGAGGGCCAGACTCTAGCCATGTCTATCGTTCCACCTCCGTCTGCTGCTGCCCACTTGGTTTCATCGAGGAGGGCGGAGTATCGGATAGTGTGCCCATCCGAGTCAACAACCCAAAGCCTGCCGAACGCAGACGTACCGATAGTCCCAGTAGGAGCCGTCCCAGTAGCAACAGACACAGTTGTAAAATTGCCCGTGCCTGTGTAGATACTTGGGTTTGAAGACGTACCAGTGCCAATCGCCACGCACTTGTCGTTGAAGTTGACGAACTTGATGTTGCCTTCTGTGATTCCGAGAGTGCCTTCAACTGTAGTTGGCGCAGACGCAGTTTTGAAAATGTCGGCGTCTGTCGAGCTGATGGTTTCAACCGTTCCGTCTGCTTTGACATACTCGTGTACCCGCATTATGACACCCGCTCCGGGAGTGGTTGTCTGGGTTAACCACCCCTTGCGTACTGCAGCGCGTCCCGCTCCATCGAACACACAGTTCGAGAGCACCGTCGCCCAGTCAGGGGTCAGTAGGGAGCCCTCAGCCTCAGTGTTTAGTCCTCTGAGTGCGGGAGCCGTAAGGTTAATGGGGATAAGTGCTGCCCCACCATGTTGTCTCTGGGTTGGCATTAAATAGGTATACCTGAGCGTAGCCGTTCGAGGTTGGTCATGTCTGTGAGACCTGACTTCTTATTGACCTGCATGTCTAGCTCCATCGCAGCCGCTGCAGCATCTCGTGCTTGCACCTCTAGCATACTGCCCGGCTCACCCATCTCCTCTCCTCTCTCGTTGGCTGCAAGCCATAGAGCCCTTAGGTATACAGGACGTTCTGGGAGGAGTATCTGTGTGGAGTCTGCGGTGCCATCTACAGCTAGCTGGGCCTGCGGTGCATACCAGAAGGTACGCCACGTACGAGCCGTGTTGGAGCCATAGACCAGCGCAAGCGTATAGCCCCTGCCGTCTGAGTCCGGTTGTATAGAGAATGCCTCTGGAGTAGCTGTGTCGTCTGGGGAACCAATCCACGTGTTGAGGATACGGTTCCTCTCATACAGAGGGACATCAAATAGCTGACGCTCCTCGCCTGCGGTAATGTCGAAGGCCATCGGGAGGTTGTCCAGCACGTACCTCTGTAAGAAAGAGCGGTCTGTGGTAGAGGTGAGGTCGTAGGTGAGTGTGCCGTCTGCGAGGATGGAGGTATCTATAGAGGTCTCGTTGACTGTCCAGAACCACATGTCCTCTAGCTGCTCCTTGGCCTCGTTCACAAAGGTAGCGATCAAGGCTGAGTAGCTACCAGTAGTGATGGCACTCACCTCAGTCTCTCGCAGTCTACGAAGTATGTTGTTTACTATTGCTAATTGAGTTGCCATATAATCCTCTTAAGTGCGGCAATACATGAGGATATTGCCAAGCTCGAACGTACCATTAGCAGTAGTTGTTATACGCCAAATGGTGCCTTCGCCTAGATGTCCGTCAACCGTAAGGTCTATGTTTGCCCTCTTGTATGCACCCTCTTCATTGTTCTTTACGTTGTCTTCGGTACTATGCGTGGTGGCCATGTCGTACGAAGAGGCCTTGGTGGGTGTTCCGCCTGCGGCGTATGTCCAGCCAGCGGAGCTATGCTTTACCAGCTCTATGTCCGGTGCTGCGTCGTTGGCCCCACCCAGCCACGTAACCTCAAAGCCTGTAACAGCGAATGCACTGTTGTTTTGGTCATAGTACTTAGCAAAACCTGCGTTGATTATGACCCCTGTGCCGCTCTGCCGGGTGTAGGACACAGCACCTAACCACTTCTTGGCTGTCTCGTAGTATGTGTCTGCTACGCCGCCAGAGGTGTCTATATCCTCCGTATCTGACGTAGTACGAGTACCGGCATCGTTAATAGATGTCCCGGTCACTCTAACCACCATGTCTGCTGACGTAGCCCCCAGCACCACTAGGGCATGAGCTGCGTAGGATGAGTTGGCTGTTCCTACCGTATCTCCCGCTGCTGGCGTAAACGCCGACCCGTGAAACCGGTAGAAGCCACCAACATAGTACGTACCTGATCCACCTGATGGTGTCCTGAAGGACCAGCAAACTGGTGCCGCAGGATGGCTATTGATCAGAGCGTATCGTCGTTCAGACATAGTGTTCCTAATAGGTGGGGGATGTTAAGCACACCCCCCGAAGCTTTAGATTACGCTAGCATCGGCAAACAGAGAGTCTGCTAGCCGCAGAACCAAACCGTTAAGCTTAGCTCCTGATGCAAAGGTAGTCAACGTACCGCCCGTCATATTACTAATCTGGACAGTAACTGTGTTGGCCGCCGTAACGCAGGCATACCATGCGAGGTCTGCCGTGTCGAGTTCAGGAGCCACTAGGACAAAGTCACCTAGCTGTGCTCCCGGAACCGTGACGTCATTGACATACTCGTCACCGTCAAGGATAGAGGCGTCTTCAAACGTCACGTTAAAGGGAATAGCTTCCTCAAACAGTGCTTGAAACTGTCTGGCTCCACGTACTCCTACTTTGGTTAATGTTACACCGTCTGCCATATCAAGTTCCTCCTAAGTTGAGGGATTGGGGGCCACTAGGACCCCCTCTCCAATTAGGCCGCCGGAACCATCAGGACGAGACCAGCTTCTGGACGCGGTGTACCTACGCCATAGATGGTATCGACCGTGAACAGGTCAGACAGGAACTCCTGCTTGTACTGCGATTGCGCACGCGGAGCGAGTTGCTCAGCGAGTACAGAGACTTCCTTCTGGAACAACAGGCAAGCGCGATAGCTTGTGCAGTCCGAAGAGTCAACCGTTGCTACATTCGTAGACACATATACGGGGATACCGTAGATGTCACCGATGAGGCCATTGCGGATTGAGTTACTAGAACCACTCTCCCCAACAAATGCCTGCTCAGTGAAGCGAGCGAGACCAAGCAACCTACGTTTCTCAACAGGCGGGACAACGAGTTGACGCTGACGCGCCGGGACGTTGTTGTCGTCAAGATACTGGATTGCCCGACGGATACCTGCGTCGGTCAGAGCTGAGCCGTTACCGGAACCAGTCTGTACCCACGTGGTCGTACCATCACCGCCGATGCCTGCCTTGGAGTAGGTAGCACCTGCTGTGGTCGGTGTGCTATCGCCGCCAGCCCATGTAGCAGCTTGCGTGTGAATCGCGCTGTCAAGCGACAGAGCGTGTGCGTAACCAGCGTCATCCGTGTAGAACGCCCGCATGGAATCCAACGCCTGAATCTTGGCGATGTCCTCAATCAAACGAGAGTACTCGAAGTGCTGGTCAATGCTGAGGTTGAAGACGCCAGACGTCTCAACGATCAGCGTAACGCCCGTACCTGCTACCTTGGATGATACCGAGCCGCGTGCAGGTTTGGGGATGTGTACTGTGTCACCCTTGACGCCGGAGAACGGCATCGACTGGATGAGGGGTACCAGTACAGTATTCGCTTTGTACACGGCAATCACTTCGTCACTCCACAACTCTCTAATAAAGTTGGCAGCGGTGGTTACCGTGGTACTAGACGCAACTGTATCTGGCGTATATAAAGCAGTAGTACCTGCCATGATATATTACCTCTTGCGTGGTGGTTAAAAGAATACTTCTATTGGTTAGTCACGGACATTCCCACTCTGGAGGGCTACTCGGTAGTTCGCGACATGGGTCCGTACCCAATCCTCAGCGTCCAAGTCCCCTTGTTTCGACCGCTTGAGTTTGTTAATATACTCAGAACGGCTGTACGTTGCAGGTTCTTGTACCATTTCTCCAGAGGACGACACTAACTCGGCCTGTTGGATACTCTGTTGAGTGGTTACTTGCTTCATGCCCTTCTCAGCCTTGTAAAGCCTAAAGAGTGCATCCGCAGCACTGAAATCGTATTGGTTACCTCGGGAGTATAAGTCCTGTCTGGTAGAGTCCTCTACGACCCAATTCTGGAACTCAGGGGTTGCACCAATCTCTTGGAAGTCTGGGTGTTTCGTCTGGAAGGCGTCGGCTCTCTCAGCTCTATCCCTCCGCTCCATACTAACCTTAAGGTCACGTGCTTCCTGAACTACAGGATGGTTGTCTACTGCCCGTAGGACAGCAGCATTTGGGTCCTCGTACATTTCTTCCGCCGTAATAGGCGACGGAGCTTCTGCTTGAGGTACTGGCTCAGAAGATGTAGGGGTGGTGATGTATTCATCAATAGTATGTCGGTACTCTCCAAGCGTCTGTGCCTGACGGCTGTTCAGCTTCTCAAGTTCCAGATAACGCTTCTCCCAATCAACAGTCTCAGGTGTAGCGACAAACTGCCCACTCTCTGGGTCTCTTGCACGCGCCTGCTGCTGCTCGGCAGCCTCGCCTATCTCAACATCAATCCCGTCTCCATTGGGCTTTACGTAGTCCAAGTATTTTGCCATGTCTATGACTCCTCATAAGTATCCCGCTCCCGCAAGGGGTGTACGGTATTAGGTGATAGCCCGCCCGAGGAATGGTGTAGGGCTATTGATTAGGTCACTCGTAGTCATACCTAATATCAGTATGATGAGCTTGACCCGCTTCTTCGTGTCGCTTAGTCATCCGGTCCCCCGACTTAGAGAAGGCACCCGGCATTCCAATGTCTGCCATGGCCTCTATATCAAGTACGGGCGGTGTAAGTAACACTTGGTCACACTGGGACCCGCAGGTGGGGCACTCGCCCTTTGCGTGATCCTTCATGCGCTGTATTAACTCAAAGTATCCATCCTCTGAGCACTTGTAGTTATAGGTCGGCACGGTCCCGTTCCCTCTGGGCCTTTGCCGCCAGCAACTGATCACGTAGGGTGATGCAGTAGATGAGACCCCTCATGAAGCCTCTCTCCTCACATACATCTTCCCACGTTGGGAGATTCAGCGCACCAGCCTGTGCTGCCTGCACCTCGTTGTACAATCCTTGCTGTATGATCTTCCAGTCTTCTAGTCCTGTCACTGTGAGGATAGCATCCTCCAGCATCGCAGGTGTTACATCATTAGCCATTTAATTCCCCTTTGGTTTAGCCGCAGCCTTCTTAGCGTCTAGCTTATTCTTCTCTCGCTGTACTTGTAGAGCTTCCTGCTGTACCTTGACCTTGTTGTGACCAATCACGGTATTAGCTGCTTGGATGTCTACCTTCTCATCCTCAAGCTCAGTCTCTTTACGAATCCGCTCGATCTCAGCTTGGAGCTTCTCAATCTCTTTCTTTGTCTTCTCGTTCTCCAGCTTCTGCTCCATAACAGCTTCTCGCTGTGCCTCTAGTTCGAGCATCTGTGCCTCTTCTTGCATCTGCTGTTGCTTAGGATCAGGCTTAGCCATCTCATCGAGAGCAGCCAGTATCTCGTCTCTCTTAGGAGAGCTTGATAGTTCTATGATAGACCGCAGCACTAAGTCATGCTTAGGCGAGTCCGGGGCTATGTTACTCAGGAGACCGATAAGCTGTGCTTGCTCGAACTCACGTGCCACAATACCCATAGTGCCCTTAATGCTGAACCTATAGTCCTGTGGATACCTATCCGAAGAGAACTGCATGTAGCGGTGCATCGACTTCCTAATAAGGGGGTTAAGGAACTGACGTTCCATATTCCACATCGTACGACGCATCCGCTTGAGGGCAGACGACTGGATCATACTGATACCAGAGGCTGTCTCGTTACGTCTGTCTGCATTCAGGGGGGCATTCGACTCTATAGAGCCCGTGCCTACCTGTACCATGCGCTCCATCTCTGAAGACTGGTTGAACGTGTTGGGGTCTATATTACCGAGGATTACGGGTTCCAATACCTCTGAAGGTCTCCCTCGGGTCAGCCAGACCTTCCCCGGCCTAACGCGCATATCCGGGTTCCGTGGCAGCCTTGTGATGTCTGCGCCCATCATCGGGGAGGTTAGTAAGCCAAGCGCGTCCATTCGCGCCCGAAGCTCTGCGTCCAACGCTCGTTGAGCATTCCAACCCTTCTCTGCGACACCACGCCCCCAGAACTTACCGGGGACAACACTGTGCTGGTAGGCAATGATCGGACGATCCTTCATGGCGAAGGGGTTGATCACTGCTCTTAGTATCTCTAGCTCGTTGGCTACGGTCACGATTACCTCTACGTGTCCGTTGCCCTGTACATCTTCTGGCTTGAACTTGGCGATGCCTCTCAGCATAGCAGCAGGCACAAGGCCATAGTACTCTGTTATGAAGACAGACCCATCGAACTCCTCAGATTTACGAGAGCCATCAGGGGTCTCTTGACCAGCAGGTCTGGCCGTAGTAGTTGCCGTGTTGCCGTGTAGGGGTACGTTGCGGTAGGTCCCGTTCTTGATGCGAGACCACACTACGTTACGAGGCACATGGGTCTCATGAGCCACGAAGTACGCACTACGAATGTCTCGCGCCTGTGAGTCGATGACAAACTCCCACGGGGGGATAGCCTCTAACGTCACCAGTGGGCGGAACTCTCTCTGTGCTTCCCCGTTTACTATCTTGCGTATCTCACGCCGGGTGATGTTCACCTTACCAATACCCGTACCGTACAGACATCCGTTCAGTACTACCTTAGCGATAGCATCAGGGACACCAGCCTCGTCGAAGTCTTCCTCTAAGAAGGCATGCGCTCTCTGTATGTCCTCATTGTCCTTGTCCTGCTTGTCGTCAGCGAGGTCGAACCACCGCTCACGTGAGAATATAGCGTCTTCAATAGTCGCTGCTGTGGACTCAATAGCCGCAGCTAGGGCAGGAGTCACAAGCTTGGACCGCTCCCCGTCACGTGTCTTGTCTGATCCTGAGTACAGACCTCTGAAGGTCCTCTCATAACGATCCCAGTTATCCTTATACAATCTATCTCGTACTGACCTGTTCTCTCGTACGAGGTACATGATGTGGTGAACAAGTCCTTGAAACCCCTTAGTAGGGATATTAGCATTCTTGGCTTGGTCTAGTTCTACAATCGGCATATTAGAATCCTACTTCAAGGTCGTGCGGGGTCCAGTCGTCATAGAGTGTCACACCACCAAAGCCGTGTGCGTCTACTGCGAGCTGGTCTATGTATGCTACTGCGTCTAGCAGGTCGTCATGTGCTAGGGGGTTAGGGAAGTCTACAGCTTGGCCGAGGAACTTGCCTACCCACTTTTGGTCTATAGGGAGGTCTGTGTCTGGCTCAAGGGTAATCTGACCCTTCTCTGCTCTGCCCTGTATAGCCCACTTAATACGATCATGCTTCTTCTGGTTGCCGTGCGTGAGAGTCTTCACCTCAAAGAAGCCATACTTGTGCATGAAGTCTCCTAGATACCCGCCCTGACCATCCTCGCCGCATACAGCGTTCTTGGCCATGCCTCGTTCTATGCCTATCGGACATCCGCCGTGGTCTCTCCACGCCTTGACTATCCGTAAGGCAGTCTCGCGTACATCCCACTTACCGTGGTATATGCGCTCGATGTGCCACCCCTTGTCGTGTATAACAGCCACTGCTATGGCGTGGTCATCTAGCATGTTCTTAGACTTGTTCCGTCCCTCTGCCTGTGAGAAGCCCGCTAAGTCAATAGCTACGACATACTCCCCCTGCAGGTACTCAGGTCTGAGGACAGGAAACATGTTCATATTGAACACCTTACCGCCTGTAGCCTCAAAGCTAGCCTCTAGCTCTTGCTTCCGTGCATCGGCACCCAACCCCTCGACAAGCATCTCGATCTCTGCCGCAGCAATGTGCGTGTTGATCTTGGACGCAAACTGGAATGCTATCCACTGATCGGTGGGTTTGCCACTCTTGGGGTCTTCCTTGTTAGTAGCTGCAAGCCACATGTCATAAAAGTGGTTCTTACCGTCAGGAGTCCCGATAAAGAGGGCACCGCCCTCGGCTTTGGCTAATGCAGGGCGTATCACATACTCCCACACACTCGGCTTCATGAAGGCGTACTCGTCCATCACGACGAAGTGGAGCCCCACTCCACGTAGGGAGTCTGGGTCGTCTGCGCCCTTGAACCGTATCAGTCGTCCGTTTGTTAACTTAATCTCTCCCTCATTCTGTCTGACACCTGCTATGAGCCCTTGGCCCATATCCATCATGACTTCCCAGAGATTCTCTCGTGCCTGCTTGAAGGTAGGGCCTACGTAGTACACTACCTCTGATGTTAGGTCAATGACACTGCCATCCATGCGTGTCTTAGTCATGTGGGACGCAGCCTCATATAACCGGTATGCGGCGTAGAAGCTCTTGCCGAAGCGTCGTCCTGCTGCTACCACCTGAAAGCGATGATCGTCAGCGTCTATCTCGGACTGCCCCTCATGTAGATAGATATCTATCTGCGTCTCCCTATGAGCGTTAAGAGGGCTCTACGTACCTGTGTGTCTGTGCCTCCTACGCTGCCTGCTAGCTCGACTACTGCATTGAGCTTGGCCACTACTACTGCTGCTTCTGTGGCTGTAATCTCTAAGACATTTAGCACCGTGGCGTCTAGGTCAGCTACTGCTAAGTCTGTTAGTGTCGCTGTGAGGTCCCTGTTGAGTCCTATACTCGCTCCTAGGTCAGCTACAGAGATGTCAACTAAAGTAGCTGTGATGTCTAGGTTAGCTCCTAAGCTCACAGTAGCATCTATGTCCGCTACAGTCACATCGACCAGAGTTCCTGTAAGGGAGTGCGATAGGCTTAATGAAGCATCTACATCCGCTACGGCTATGTCAACTAGGGTGGCTGTTAGTGCTTTATCTAGCTGAGCGGAAGCATCTACGTCAGCTACGCCTACATCCACCAGAGTAGCTGTCATACTATTAGTAGAGTTCATGGTGGCCGCTAGGTCGGCTACTGTTATATCAACTAGGGTAGCTGTAAGATCAAGACTACCAGCAGCCGCCACGTACTCATAAGCGCCTATCTCATTGAGGCCGCCCTGAGCATATGCGCCTATTGAATTCGCCATTATGTGCCCGGATTAACTAAGCCGTTGTCTATAGCGTCACTAGTGGCCCCTAGTGTATAATCGTCTGTGCCCTCGTTAGTAAACGCAGGAGCCGTTGTTTGGTTGTTGATGCTGCCAGTGACGTTAGTTTCGTCAGTGGTGTTGCTGTTGAGGAGGTTCCATCCGATCTGCCCGCTGCCAAGATTGTCCTTTTCCAGATCAATGCCCGATGCATGGTCGTAGATGATGTTATCCACAATATACGACTGCACAGCGTTAACACCGTTTATATCTAAAGCAGTAGTTGTTGCCGCATTTTCTCCGTCAAAAGTATTCATTACGTAGAGAGTA